GTGTCCAAAAAAGAAATTGCAAGTGGACAAAGTGGACATTTGTCTGAGGGGTCTAAAAAAGCACCCCTTACTGTTAACAAGTTTGTAGGAAGCAGTTATGTGTTCCTCCATTTGGCTAGGTCGTCTTCATGCGGTACGCACTTGAAATCAAGGGCTACGCCAAACAAAATGCGGTAGAAGTTGCGGTAGGCAAGAAGATCGTTGTGGTCGTAGAACGCGAAACCGTTGCAGATTGCTTTGAATAGCATGGTTAGTCCTCCTGCGCTGTGCGCTCGATCCATGTGGTGAAGTTGTAGAACCGCTTGTCATCTTTGCGTTTGTGTTCGGTCTTGAACCGCAACAGAGCCTTGCGCTCCCGCTTCTTCGCTTCGTTCTTGTCAAAGTATTTCATAACATCTTTGTGAGTCTTGCTCATTTGATTCTCCTTAGTAAGTTTGTGTGACAGTCACACATTACGATGCGTTGGCGATAACCCAAGCGCGGTCTTTTGCGGATAACAACTTGAAGGCTTTAAGAACGAAGTCGCGATGTGACATCAGATCCTTCTCGGTCTTGTTACGCGAAGCGTTCTTTTTCTTAGCGGCTGATCCTGATGGTGCAAACAAAGTGGTACGAGCGCACCAATAGCGTAGTGCAGATAGCGCGGTAGAGTGCCGTGTGCCGTCTGCCTTGTTGAACGATACTCCGCCCGTCTTGGTTCGCACTACCTTTGCCTTGTACTGTGGGCGACTCGCGATTGCTGGTGCTACTTTGCTCGCAACAAAATCCATCTGTGCCTCGCGTGTGGGCAAGGCGAGTATGCGCTCTGCAATATCAGACTGAATAGAACCGGCATCTTTAACTAACTGATCTGCTTTGTTGTACCAAGTAATGATCGTTTGCATTTGTGTATCTCCTAAACAAGTTTGTGTGACAGTCACACAGCATGGGCAGAGCCAATCCCTGACCACACCTATATTATAGCATTATCGTTAGTTTCTAAAGTTTGTTGCCGAGGCTTTTTTGATTTTGCGAACCCCACCGGCAGGGGGGCAACCATATTTGGCGACGACGACACGACGCCGCAAGGACACTATTTGTCAGCCGCAAAGCCAACTTTGTAAAACCTGTGTACAGACCCACGACAATTTTTTGACCCCCACCCCTTCAAACGCCTAAATAAAAACGAAAGGGGGAAACAGATATGCTAAAAATTTCTATAAAAATTATAGTGAAAATTGTCAAAGATTTGACAGAGTAGGTATTGGGCGCTTCGCGCCCATGCTCACTGGCACCCACATAAAAAAACCCCCCGAGAGGAGGTTCGGGGGGCAAAGGCCGCTTAAGCCAGAAGGAGACATACAAACAGAAGACCCCCCTTGCGGGTTGTCACGGTCAAGTATACACTTCGCCCAACGTGGGTCAACCCCACGCTTTACGGGGAACCCCGCTTTGTTAGATCACTTGCAGACAATTGAGTTTGAGCCGGAAGTTCTGGACGCCCCAGACGACGGCTTCGTGTCGCTTAAAAAAACTACGGCCCACACACTGTTGGACGCCCAGATCAATACGGCTGACTGGTTAAAAGAGTTGGGCGCCGAAGACGACGAATTTATCGAGCAGACTGCCCAAGCTGGCGCAGCCAGAGAAGCGTTCGCTGCACTCACCACGGGGGCACCCGACGCCAAAACTATCGTTTCTAAAATAAGCACCCCACCCGCAGTGCGTAAGCTTGTGACTATGCTCTCGGCATATGACTGGCAGTTTGTGGAGGAGGCTGGGAAGATCAGGGGCAAAGCTGTGGCCCAGCTGGTTGAAGAAATGGAGCACCCAGATGCCCGGATACGCCTAAAAGCTATTGAGTTACTGGGTAAAGTAACTGAGATAGGGTTGTTTACGGAGCGGGTAAGTATTAAGAAAGAAGAACTGGCGGATCACGAGCTTGATGAGCGCATACGTGAGAAGCTGGCACAGCTGCAAAAGACCATAGAGGTCGAGGCGGAAGAAAAAGAAGAACGCAACGCGGACGCAGAAGACGTTGTCGTGAAAGAAGAAGATGACTCTGAACCCGCTTGAGATCAACGCCTTGCTGGCGACGATGACTCCGACGCAAAAACTTGAGTTTTTGGAAGAACTTGAGGAGCAACATAGGCGAGCAGGGTTAAAAAAAGCGCAGGGGAGCATGACTTCCTTTGCTCATGCGGTATATCCGGGGTTTAAAGAAGGCCCGCACCACAGAAAACTGGGAAAAATCTTTGCAGACATAGCTGCAGGGCATAAAAAGCGTGTGATTATCAACATCGCACCCCGTATGGGTAAGTCTGAATTCAGTTCTTACCTGTTTCCGGCGTGGTTTTTGGGGCAGTACCCAGACAAAAAGATAATTATGGCGACCCACACCGCCGGTCTTTCAGAAGATTTCGGTAGACGGGTCAGAAATTTGATTGATTCCGATGAATATAAGCAGATATTTCCAAAAACTCTGGTCGCAGATGACCAGAAAGCTGCCGGTAAGTGGAGTACAAGCGCTGGTGGTCAGTATTATGCCGTTGGTGTGGGGGGCGCTCTTGCAGGCCGTGGTGCTGACCTGTTTGTTATTGACGATCCACACTCTGAGCAAGACATAAAAGCCAATAGTAGGGCTACATTTGATAACGCTTGGTCTTGGTTCCAGACAGGCCCGCTCCAACGACTGATGCCGGGTGGTGCGATCATAGTAATTATGACGCGTTGGAGCTTAGTTGACTTAACTGGCAGACTTTTGCAGTACCAGATGCGTAATCCTGACGCAGATCAGTGGGAGATCGTGGAGTTACCGGCGATTTTGCCGTCAGGGAAAAGCTTATGGCCCGAGCAGTGGCCTGTTGAACAGTTAGAAGCCAAAAAAGCAAACATGGATGCACGGTACTGGAACGCACAGTACATGCAGCAGCCGACTTTAGACTCAGCCGCGTTTATTAAAAGAACACATTGGCGGATTTGGGAGAAAGAAGACCCACCGCAGTGCGAGTTCATCATTCAGTCGTGGGATACGGCACACGAAACAAAGACAACCAGTGACTACACGGCGTGTACGACGTGGGGAGTTTGGTATAACGAAGAAGAAGGCGATAGACCAAGCTTAATTTTGCTTGATGCGTTTAAAGATCGGATGGAGTTCCCAGAGCTAAAGGAAGTAGCGCTCAGACAATATAAAGAGTGGGATCCTGATTCGTTTTTAGTGGAGAAAAAGGCGGCTGGCGCTCCACTTATTCAAGAGCTGCGTCGTATGGGGATTCCTGTAGACGAGTTTTCACCCAGCCGGGGTAATGACAAGATTGCGCGGGTCAATGCGGTATCAGACTTATTCGCGTCGGGCGCTGTTTGGGCACCAGATCGCCGCTGGGCAAAAGATGTAATCGAGGAAATCGTAGCCTTCCCCGTTGGGGAGCACGATGACTATGTGGATACGATGACGCAAGCCTTGCTGCGGTTTAGGAACGGTGGGTTTATTAGCCTACCTACCGATGAGCAGGATGCACCGACAAACTGGAGAAGCCGCAAGGCTGCTTACTATTAAAGGACTAAATCATGGCAGTAGATAAAGCACTAACGCAGATGCCTGTGGGTATCGAAGAAATGGCTCAGCAAATGGCAGGTGAGCCAGATATTGAAATTGAGATCGAAGATCCTGAAGCCGTACGTATTCGTGCCGATGGGTTAGAAATTGAGATTGAGCCGGGGGAAGCAGACGAAGATTTCTATGCAAACCTCGCTGAAGAAATTGAACAAGGCGAATTGGATACGCTTGGCTCTGATTTGCTGGAAGATATTAAGACCGATATGGGGTCTCGTAAGGAGTGGGAAGATACGTATAAACAAGGTCTGACTTTGCTTGGTCTTAAGTACGAGGAGCGCACGGAGCCATGGAACGGCGCTTGCGGTGTGTTCCACCCAATGATCACTGAAGCTGTGGTGCGTTTCCAATCAGAGACGATCATGGAGACTTTCCCTGCGCAGGGACCAGTTAAGACAAAGATCATCGGTAAGCAGACCAAAGAGAAAGATGAAGCTGCTCAGCGTGTAAAAGAAGACATGAACTACGAGTTGACTGAGCGTATGCCAGAGTTTCGTAGTGAGCATGAGCGCATGTTGTGGAACCTACCAGCTACGGGTTCGGCGTTTAAGAAGGTCTACTATGATCCGTCACAGCAGCGTCAGATGTCTGTGTTTGTGCCAGCCGAAGACGTAATCATTTCTTATGGCGCCAGCGCTATTGAGACTGCCGAGCGTGTAACGCACCGGATGTACAAGACTAAGAACGAGATCCGTAAACTGCAGGTGGCGGGGTTTTACCGCGATGTAGAACTTGGAGACCCACCACGGCAGAAAAATGAGATTCAAGAACGTAAGGACAAAGAAACAGGGATCAGTAGCCTAAATGATGACCGCTATATCCTTTATGAAATGCACGTAAACCTTGATCTTGATGGGTACGAAGACGAGGAAGATGGGGAGCCAACAGGCATCGCGCTGCCGTACGTAGTCACAGTGCTGGAGGGTACCGGTGAGATTCTGGCTATCCGTCGCAACTTCTACGAAGATGATGAGACCAAACAAAAGCGTAACCACTTCGTTCACTACGTCTACATCCCCGGGTTCGGTGTGTATGGCTTTGGTCTGTTCCACTTAATTGGTGGGTTTGCCAAGTCTGCAACGAGCATCATTCGTCAGCTGGTAGACGCTGGTACGCTTTCTAACCTGCCGGGTGGTTTAAAGAGTCGTGGTTTAAGAATTAAGGGCGACGACACCCCAATTGCTCCGGGTGAGTTTAGAGACGTAGACGTTGGCTCCGGTGCTATTCGGGACAACATCCTGCCTCTGCCATATAAAGAGCCAAGCCAGACGCTCTATAACTTATTGAACACCATCGTTGACGAAGGCCGTCGGTTTGCCGCTACGGCTGACATGAAGATCAGCGATATGTCCGCGCAGGCTCCGGTGGGTACGACGCTGGCGTTGTTGGAGCGTATGCTCAAGGTTATGTCGGCAGTTCAGGCTCGGGTCCACTACGCGTTTAAGCAAGAGTTAAAGCTCCTTGCTGCGATCATTCGGGACTACACGGATGACAGCTATGACTACGAGCCGGAAGATGGGCAACCACGGGCTAAGGCTAGCGACTACAACATGGTCGAGGTTATCCCCGTATCAGACCCCAACGCAGCAACAATGTCGCAGCGGATTGTGCAGTACCAAGCCGTACTACAGCTATCTCAACAAGCACCACAGGTATACGACATCCCGGCGCTACACAGGCAGATGTT